AACTTAAAGACAATTCGTGTATCTCACAAAATCCACCCGAGTGTTAAGTACTTGTATGAGGGGTTGGACTTTGAACTAGTTGATCGTGGAGATCATGTAGTTGTCTATCAAGACATCGAAGTTCTAATCTGCAATCTAATCTTAGAAGTTGAAGCCCAACCTACTGCATTGAGGGCTACTAGAAGCAAATTGTGTTGCAATCAGGTAATTAGTCTACTCCAAGCTGAATACAATAAACCTGAGCATCTGAAAGACGTTCAGTTCGATTTCTTTAATACGAGGGATGCTCAGCTAACACGGAAAGGCTTGGAGGCGTTTGTAACAATGCTGGAATATAACTTGGGTATGATTTAGATTAAACTCAAAAGAGGGGGAGAAATATTTCTCCCCCTTTAAACCTAAGTAACATACTCCTAAAAAACTATGGCTAAAAAATACTCACCTGAAGAATTAAGATTTAGGGCAGCCGTACAAGAGTTATTGAACATGATTGATGAGTTAGCCGAACGTTTAGATAGAGTTGAGGATAAATTATTTCCACCTGCTAATAAAACTATTTGGGATGCTAGTAATTGGGATAACCTCTAGTCCCAGATTTACTGAATTTTCGGTAAAATTTACACAAAGCTACTTCGCATAGTTTTACTTCGTGTTATAATAAACTCAGGGAGAAGATTCTATCTTTCCCCTACACTACCGTCAGCTCGACGGAAAGTTAAGCCTGCGGAGATTCCTCTACCGGATTGGTAGCTAAAGCTACTACTAGGTATGAATCGCTGAAGTAGGAAGAAAGCAACAATACTGGATAAAGTTCTGTTTTGTTCAGTATTGTATAAGTCTTTCGGAGCGGATCAGGCGAGAGAAGCCTTAGACAAATTATTTGGCCAGCACCCTGCTCTTAAGTTGGAGACTCAACCTCAAACTTAAGGTAGCTGACCAGGCTAAGTTCTTCGAGAACTACGTTCAGGATGAGTGTTAAAGTTCCTACCTTGGAATGCGTAGCCAGTCCCAAGCTCTAGAACCAAAACATTAAACAGTTTTACGAGGGGTAAGACAGTGTGTTTTGGAAAGTACCGGTCCTGAACATTGCCGAGGCTAACATTACCCGCACTGCGGAGATTTAAATGTCCAATCACGTCTTTGTTATTGACACTAACAAGAAACCTGTTGGTACAGTTCATCCTGCCTATGCTCGAAAACTCCTTAGTTCTCAGCAAGCAGCGGTATTTCGACGTTATCCATTTACAATTATCCTAAAAACATCAGTACCTGAAGGTTTCCAAGCTCGTTCGCTCAGAATTAAAATAGATCCCGGAGCAAAAACAACCGGGATTGCTGTTTTAGATGGCAACAAAGTTGTCTGGGCAGCAGAACTAACCCACAGAGGCGAACAGATTCGAAATAGATTAACTAGTCGTCGTCAAATCCGACGAAGTAGACGAAATCGAAAAACCCGATATCGTCCAGTTCGATTTCTAAATCGAACTCGAGATAAAGGATGGTTGGCTCCATCATTGAAAAGCCGAGTAGAAAATATTCTCACCTGGGTCAATCGGTTACGTAGGGTTTCCAACATTACTGCTATCTCTCAAGAGTTAGTACGCTTTGACACACAGAAACTCCAAAACCCTGAAATCTCAGGTGAAGAATACCAGCAAGGCACGTTATACCAATATGAAGTTCGAGAGTATCTACTAGAGAAGTGGGGCAGAAAATGTGCCTACTGTGGCGCTAAAGACGTTCCTCTACAAGTAGAACATATTGTACCTCGTTCTAAAGGCGGTAGTAACCGAGTATCTAACTTAACCTTAGCTTGTGTGTCTTGCAATCAAGCAAAAGGAAATCAAGATATTCGAGAGTTTCTTAAGCACAAACCAGATTTACTAAGCCGCATTCTGCAACAAACTAAACAACCTCTTGTTGCAGCAGCGGTAGTCAATACAGCTCGATGGGTGTTATTTAACCGACTTAAAGAAACTGGACTTCCAGTAGAAACAGGAACTGGTGGACAAACAAAGTTCAATCGTTCTCGTCAACAACTTCCCAAAGCTCATTGGATTGATGCAGCTTGTGTAGGGGTATCTACACCTAACCTAGTATTTGTTACTAAACAACCACTACAAATCAAAGCTAAAGGACATGGAACACGACAGATGTGTATAACAGATAAATATGGTTTTCCAAAGCAACATCGAACTCGTGTTCAAATTCACAAAGGTTTCCGAACAGGTGACATTGTTCGTGCTGTTGTTACCAGAGGTAAAAAGGTTGGAAAATATATAGGGAGAGTTGTATGTCGTGCCTCTGGTAGTTTTGACATTACAACTAAGCAAGGAAGAATAACTGGTATTAGTTACAAATACTGTAAAACAGTTCACAAAAAGGACGGTTACGAATACGCATTTTGAACCTGGTAACCCCAAAATACTAAATCCCAACTCGTTGTTGCCCACATCTTCAGGTTAGTAAGAGATGTGGGCAACTTTTATTAATGTACATCTACATCTCCACAAGCAGTTGGTTCAAACAACTATTTTCTTCTTTTTTCGTGGAAATGAACACAAATCAACCTAGGAGGCAATTATGCCGACTCTTAATGAAACCCTCGGTGTAGTAGCTGAGGTAAATCCAAACGACGAGTCTAACTTCGACTCTGAAGAAGACTTGTCAATGTTTGATGAATTCGAATCAGAGCCAGAACCAGAAGATAAGTACAGCCACTTACCACTTCTCAATAAAGTGAGTAGGGAAAGTCTCAATGAAGGTTTCGGTGAGTTCATCAATAAGTTAGCCCAAAAGGTGGGCAATGACACACCAATCAGAATTGGTGAAACCTACAGTAATCTGATTGTGATTCCAAGTGCAGTCAAAACCTTAGGTAATCGTATTCAACCTAAAGACACATTTGGGTTAAGGCTCTTTGGTTTGCTTGAACTACTAACAGTAGATCACGAGTTACGTGATGAGAACTTTAGGAAGAGACTAATCTGGGAGGTGAATAGAGCTAAAGGTGCTCTCATTGCCTTTGGAAGAACTTCTATCGCTAAGAAGCTCTCTCAATCAGGTAGAGCACCAGCATTTCTGGTAAACAGATCTTGCGACTCAATTAGCCCAGATGAGGTCTTAATCCGCCCTCAAGATGCAGAACAACTGTATTTAGAAGAGGGCTGTTTAGTTCTAGTTGGACGTTATCCAGGTAGTTCCTTCTCTTGTCACAAGGTCGTATTCAATTCACGAGTTCCTGAAGGAACTATCTACACTCCAACTAAGGCGTTATTGTCCCACCAAGGGGACACAGATGGCGATACAGTCCTTGTACTGAAAGTAAAAGGAGCTAAGCAATGACAATCGACCAAATCAACGAGTTCTTGAACTCGATGGCCATTGGTCCAGATGTAAATAACCAGTTTGGGGGTGTCTCCAACAATAACGTCCGTGAATGGCTAAAGCCTGTTAAGTTCAAGCAGAAATTCCAATTCCGTAGTGCTTTGGAAATGACCTTGGATGAGTACAAACAACACGTTAGCAACAACATCGCTAACGTAATCGGAGTTGGATTAGCTTATGAGGTAATGTTCATCGCATTCTGTCTAGCTACTGGAGGGAGACCAGAATACAGAGCAGCTTACACATTAGCTGCATCTCTGTATGAGAATGTCTTCTTAGCAGGCTTTAAGCCTGAACGAATGCCAATGTTGCTGTTAGTGTCTAGGCTAGAAGTACAAACTTGCAACAATAAAGACCTAACAGCAATACAACTAGTCCAATACTTCACTGACATTGCATATGACTTAGGTTTCGATCTCAGTGACAACAACTTTGGATTGACGAATTATCAGTTAGCACACCAGTATCTTCAGTGTTGTGCACTGAGTATCATCAGGAGAACTAAAGCTAATAATCCAGAAGCTAACATCGCTCCTGTAGTCGAAGAGTTAGCACAACCGATAATGGCCTATCTACCTCTTGTGGACTTGGTAAGAAAGATCTCAAAAGGTAATCCCGATTGGGACATTAATACTCCTGTTGAAGTCATCAACATGATGATGACCGATCCAGAATCGCATGAGCTATTCCAAAACTCAACACTGAGGAAGTTCTTGAATGCAATTTATCCAACTTATGCACGTCTCTGTAAACTGACAAAGCTTTCACTGAGGGTGAAAGCAGCAGTCACAGAAGACGAGATTTAGAAACAAAAAGAGGGAGTTTGGGCTCCCTCTTTTTTATTTAAACTAATCAACCATTCCTATTCACATAATGCCAAATAGGGGAAGTTCTAGGAGGTAATTCGTATTTACCATGTCTTAAATAGTTCTCAACCTTAGCTTTTTCTAGCTGCTCGGGTGTGTAGTTCTTTAGTTCGTTTTGAACTTCACTAACCTGTTTGACAACCTGCTCAGGGAAAGTTTTCTGATTGATGTCTCCAACGACCTTAGCTTGCTCTTCAACGAGGTTTTCTAGCTTAGCTATAGCTTTTGTAGGTACCTCATCAATAAGCTCTACAATGACCTCAGGATGCTCTTTAAGCTCAACAGCTAATACACTACGTGTAAACTCTTTTGAGATCTTAACTAACTCAGGATGAACTTCTAGAAGAAAATCAATAATCTTAAGTAATTGCTCATCTACTTGTGTCTTATCTAGTAAACCAAATCTACGAACAGCATTAATAATTCTTTTAGTCCAACGTAATACACCTTCAAGACGATAAATAATGAAGTTAAGTACAGCTTTCATGGTTTAAATCCAAATTATGCAAGTAAATACTAATGACGAAACTTGCATAATTAGTGTGCAAT